GGCATCAAAATTCGCGGTACTGGTTGCGCCACTAAAGGCGTGATGGCTCGGGGCCCAATGGCATGAATTACGCTGCTCTCAGCGACGCTATTCAAGCGTACACAGAAAATACGGACGCAACTTTTATTGCAGAGATACCTGTGTTCGTTCAACAGGCTGAGCAGCGTATATACAACACCATTCAGTTCCCTTCACTGCGTAAGAACGTAACGGGTTCCACCACAAACAACAACAAGTACTTGGCTTGCCCCTCGGACTTTTTGTCTGTGTATTCGCTGGCGTTGGTAGATGCTTTGGGGAACTACGAGTACTTGTTAAACAAGGATGTGAACTTCATCCGACAGGCGTATCCAAACCCCAACGACAAGGCGATACCCAAATACTACGCCCTGTTTGGTTCGCAGTCCAACGACGCAAACGAGCTGACCTTCATCTTAGGCCCAACGCCGGATGCCACTTACGTGGCTGAGCTGCACTATTTCTATTATCCCGAGTCTATTGTGACCGCAAGTACAACATGGCTGGGCGACAATTTTGATAGCGTATTGCTTTACGGTTCGTTGGTTGAGGCCTACACCTACATGAAGGGTGAGCAGGACATGATGGCGTTGTATAACGGCAAGTACCAAGAAGCCCTTGCACTAGCCAAACGCCTTGGTGATGGCCTCGAACGTCAGGACGCTTATCGTTCTGGTCAATACAGACAAGCGGTAACTTGATATGGCACTACAACAAACAGCAACTACGTCGTTTAAAGTTGAGCTCCTTCAGGGGGTCCACAACTTTGGGCCAACGTCTGCGGACACATTTAAAGTGGCCCTGTACACAGCCGCTTCTAATATTGGCCCCACCACAACGGTGTACACCACATCGAACGAAGTTGTTGGCGCTGGATACACGGCTGGTGGTAACACACTGGTCATTACGACCAGCCCGATAGCGTCGAACAACTCTAGCTCCGTGCCCACTGCGTACATAAGCTTTGCCAATACATCTTGGACAAGTTCAACTTTCACGGCTCGCGGTGCATTGATCTACAACAGCACAGAAGGCAACAAGTCTGTGGCTGTGTTGGATTTTGGCGCGGACAAGACCGTGAGCAACGACACTTTTCAAATCATCTTCCCAACTGCCGATGCCAACAGCGCCATCGTGCGCATCTCGTAAGGACACATCATGGAACACAGCAAAGCCGTAGACAGCGTTACCGCAGGCCTGATTACCCAGCGCAGCGGCAGCGAGCGCATGGGCGCTGGCGGCGTATTCACCGTCACTTGCGTGGGCGCAGATGGCCAAGAGAAGTGGTCTGACACCTTCCATAACCTTGTGGTCAATCAAGGTCTGCAAGACATGAACAGCAAGTACTTCAGTGGTTCCGCATACACTGCTACTTGGTACTTGGGTTTGGTGCAAGGCCCCGGCTCCGGTACAACATTTGCCGCCGCTGACACACTGGCCTCACACGCAGGCTGGACAGAGTTGGTCCCCGGCACAGCCTACACAGGTAACCGCAAAGCAGTGACATTTGGTACAGCCACCACGGCTGATCCATCAGTGATCTCCAACAGCGCCTCTCCTGCTTCGTTTGCCATGCTGGTAAACGGTACGGTGGTTGCTGGTGCTCTGCTCTCCAGCGTGGCAACGGGCACATCCGGCATCTTGTTCTCGGCAGGCGACTTTACTGGCGGCGACAAGACCGTGGACAGTGGCGACACACTGAACGTCACGTACTCCTTCTCGCTCGACGCAGCCTAACGGGACGTGCGGTGTTTGGTGATGTCACTTTTGCCCAAACACCCTTCGCCGCGCTAGGCGGGAACACGTTCGCCGTCGCACAGGATGAGACGGCCACTGCAACTTCGTTGGTGGATGTTTTAAGTTTATTACGCGGCGCACGAATTGATGAAGCCGTAACGGGCCAAGCCGCACAGACGGCGACAAAGATCGCGGTTGCCAATCAATCGGAATCCGCAACGGCAACAAGCGTGCAATCGGCCATTGCCGTCATGTTGGCAAATGTTTTGGAGCAGGCTGGAGCCACTGACGCCCAGACAGCCATTGGCACTTTGTTGGCCGCTCAAGTTGAATCTGTTTTTGCCGCCGCAGCGCAGGCCGCAGGCGCTACATTTTTTGTTGCGCAAGCAGAGGCGGCTACTGGCACTGACAGCGCTGCGGGGGGGTTGTTGATTTTTGCGGCGATTGCAGAGAGCGCCACCGGCACAGCAATCCAAGTAGCGCAGATCAGCGTGAATGCGTCAATTGCAGAGGTGGTCAGTGCCCTAGATATATTGGGTGTCCTCAAAATCGCCAACGTGTATCTAACAGGGGTGCAGCTCACAATCAGCATCGGCGGGGTGCTGGTGTGGGGGGTAATTGACGACAATCAGAACCCAAACTGGCAAAATATCGTGAATGCGCAAGGCAGCGGCTGGGTCGTCATCAACGACAGCCAAGTCCCCGGCTGGAACAACCTGCCATCGTAAGGAACCAAAATGGCTTTAGTCCTCAAAGATCGCGTCAAAGAAACCACTACCACAACTGGCACGGGCACAGTAACCCTCGGGGGTGCGGCGGCAGGCTTTCAGTCATTTGTTGTCATTGGGAATGGCAATACCACGTACTACGCAATTGTGGATGCGGCAACGGGAGACTGGGAAGTAGGTATTGGCACGTACACCTTATCGGGCACCACGTTGTCCCGTACTACGGTACTGTCCTCAAGCAACAGCGGGGCGCTGGTAAATTTTTCTGCGGGGACAAAAGACGTTTTTTGTACTTACCCAGCGGAACAGGCGGTTACGCTTAACGACGCTCAGACGTTGACCAATAAGACTTTAAACAGCCCCACACTGGTAACGCCAGCCTTGGGTACACCTGCATCGGGTGTGGTGACAAACCTGACAGGCACAGCGTCCATCAACATTAACGGTACTGTGGGCGCTACAACAGCAAACACCGGCAAGTTTACAACCTTGACCGCAGCGGGCAACACCATCCTGAGCAACGTCAACGTGATTGGTGCAAGCTACGACAGTGTGTCTTTCTCTGTTGCAGGTGAAGAGCTCACAGCTCACGGTATATTTTTTAGCCCTGACGGATTTCGGATGTACATATCTGGAACTACTGGAGATGATGTAAACGAATATCGTTTGTCTACGGCATGGGTTGTTTCATCTGCGGTGTATTCCACTGTTTTTTCTGTTTCATCGCAAGATACAACCCCGCAAGGTTTGTATTTCCGTGCCGATGGCACAAAAATGTATGTTGCTGGCGCTGCAAATGATTCTGTGTTTCAGTACACACTCAGCACGCCTTGGTCGGTTGCAACAGCGTCTTACGACAGCATTTCTTTTTCTTTTGCAGGACAAGAAACAACCCCTACTGGAATTTTCTTTAAGCCCAACGGTCTGTCAATGTACATTGTTGGGCAAACAAATGACACTATTTATCAGTACACATTGTCAACTGCTTGGAATGTGTCAACAGCCACGCTTTTGCAATCGTTTTTAGTGTCAGGTCAAGAACTTACGCCCTCTGACTTATCATTTACTGGTGACGGTTCTCGGATGTTTGTTTTGGGTACAACAGGTGATGACATTAACGTCTACAACCTGACAACGCCTTGGGACATCAGCACATCAGCATTTGTAGGCGTGTTCAGTGTTTCTGGTCAAGATACAAGTCCCGTAGGTTTATACGTTAAGCCTGACGGCACAAAGATGTATATGGTTGGTTCGGCCAACGATGCCGTATTCCAATACACAGTACCAAGCATTGACATCCAACTGACTGGCCCAACTTCTGTTGCGGCTTTGGACGTACAACAAGACTTGATTGTCTACGGCAACACTCAGGCTTATAAAATCACAGCAACCGCATATACTGGAATCAACGGAGGAACCTTCTAATGGCTGCATCAGGCTTCACACCAATTCAACTCTACCGCACGACCACGGCGGCTGCGGTTCCAGTTAACACCAATCTTGCTGACGGCGAACTTGCCATCAATACGACTGACGAAAAGCTGTACTTTAAGAACGCCGCTGGCACCGTGAAGCTGTTGGCTTCGACCGCTGGTGCTGCCGGGGGCCTGACCTACATTTACACAACAACGCCAGTAACCGCCACAGACAATCAGGGTATCTTGGCTGACACTTCGGGCGGCGCATTCACCGTGACGCTGCCTGCTTCGCCTTCTGTCGGCAATCAAGTGGTTGTCGCTGATGCTGGCAATTCATGGGGCACAAACAACCTTACCGTGGGCCGTAATGGTTCAACCATCGGTGGTTTGGCTCAAGACCTTGTTTGCGACATTTCCGGGGTTAGCGTTCAGTTTGTGTATGACGGCTCGACTTGGGAGGTTTATGCACAGATTGGTGCAAATGGCGGTGATGCAGTCACGCTGAATGGCGTTCAAACACTGACCAACAAGACCCTTACAGACCCTTTGTTGCTGCTCGGCGGGACAAACGGCACATTAGGTCAGGCGCTTGTGTCCCAAGGTGCAGGGGTAGCCCCGGCATGGTCTGCTGTTAGCGGTGGTGGCGCTAGTGCTTGGGTCAACTTTAACGGAACGGGTACAGTCGCCATTAGGGCATCATTTAACGTGAGCACCATCACTGACGTTGGTGTTGGCAATTACACAGTAAACCTTACTAACCCTATGGTAGACGGTAATGGTTGCGCTGTGGGAGCGGCTCGAAATTTTGGAGTTGCGGGGTCTTATTGCTCTGCGGGAACTCAGGCCGCAGGCACTGCGTTTATAAACACCTACAGCATTCCAAGCACTCTAGCAGACGTTAACTATGTGGCAGTTGCATTGTTTAGATAAGGAGACTCAATGTCAAACTACAGAATAATTTACCCAAATGACGCCGACGGCGTTTCTGTAATTGTTCCTGCTCCCGGTATTGAACAATCGGAGGCCTTGAAATCAGTACCTGTTGGCAAGCCGTATTTGATAGCACACGTAGACGACATCCCAGCAGAACGGACATTTCGCAATGCTTGGCAAGCTGATTTTACAAACGCACCTTTGAAGACATGACATGATCACAGTCAACCTAAACAAAGCAAAAACAATCAGTCATGATCTTCGCAGGCAAAGACGCGCAGAGGAATTTGCGCCGCTTGATGAGGTCATCATGAAGCAAATTCCCGGCACAGATGTGCAGGCCGTGGAGGCGCAGCGTCAAGCGGTCCGTGACAAGTATGCGGCACTTCAGTCCAGCATTGATAGCGCCGAAGACCCAAACGCGTTACTAACCATCTTGCAAGGCACGGAGTAACACATGGCAATACTCTCAAACATCATCACCCCATCCAACGTCCTGACTGCGACCAACACGCAGACGGTGACGAACAAAACCCTGACAAGCCCTGTCATTACGCAGAACATTCAGGTCATCAGCGGCAACACAACGGCTGTCCGGTCGCGCACCTATGTGTTCACAGCCACATTGACGCTTACGCTGCCATCGTCTCCCGCTGCTGGCGACACGGTGAGTATTGTGAACTCCTCTGGCACAACAACAGCAGTTATTGGGCGCAACAGCAGCAACATCATGTCTTTGGCTGAAGACATGACAGTGGACAAGGCGGCTGGAGCCAGCTTTACTTTAGTCTACGCAGACGCAACTCGCGGCTGGGTCATCAATCTTTAAGGAGAAAACACATGAGTCTTTTAAGTTCTTTTTCGCCTTTTTCTGGTGGTGGCAGTGCCCCTACGGTGACAACTTACACATCGGGTACGGGTACATTTACGCCCTCTGTAAATAACGCTAGATGTGTTGTGTTTGTTCAAGGTGCTGGTGGTGGCGGTGGACGCTGTAGTAACGCCCAAGACGCGGGAGCGGGAGGAGGCGGTGCTGGCGGGATGGCGACGGCTGAATTACGCATTCCCATAGCAGGCGTTCCTTATTCAGTTGGAGCCGCTGGAGTGGGGTCTACTACTTCAAATACAGCAGGTACGGCTGGCTCAAAAACAGTGTTTGCGACAATCACAGCACTTGCAGGCAATGGTGGCGCTGTTTTTGCTGGGGGCATTGGGGCCTATATCGGCTTAACCACATCTCCTAATTTCGCTGGCGGCCTTGGTTATGCTGGGGGAGGAGGCGCACGCGGGGGAGGCGCCGCATCAAGCGGATTTATTGGTTCTGCACTAAATTTTGCTCCGACAGACGGTCAAACTGGAACTGCCTCAGGCGGCACACCTAACTCATCTTCGGGCGGGGGTGGAGGTGGAGGTGATTCGTATTTTGGCAGGGGCGGTGCAGGAGGCAACGGGGGCGCAGGAAGCACTGGAGGTTCTGGTGCAGCGGGTGCTGGGTACGGTTCCGGGGGCGGAGGAGGCGGTGCTTCATTTGGTACGTCAGGCAACGGCGGCAACGGCGGGAGTGGCTACATTGAAATCTGGGACTTTGGAGCATAAACATGGAACGATACGCACAACTTTCAGGCAACACGATTGTCAATGTCATCGAATCCGAGACAGACCCAGACGGTATCAACGGCAACTGGATTGCTTGCGGCAATGCTGGCCCCGGCTGGACTTATGATGGCAGCACGTTTAACTCTCCTGCGCCTGAACCAGAAGTTCGCCACATCACAGTCGGTTCTTTCTTTGACCGCTTTGGCGACCAGAAGTGGCCCATCCTTGCTGATGCCAACGCATCGGTTCAGGCGCTCATCAAAGATGCCAGCGTTCGTTCCTACATCAACCTTGACGATCCACAAGTGCTGACGGGCTTACAAATGGTGCAGAGCGCTGGACACAACATCGACCCCACTGCGATAATCACCGCACCCATCCAACCTGAAGAACGCCCGTAAGGACTACCCATGTCAAGCACCTTTTCCAACCTCAAATTTGAGCTGATCGGCAACGGTGAGCAGTCGGGCACTTGGGGAACCACAACCAACTCCAACATCGGCACGGCCATCGAGCAAGCCATTGTGGGTATGGCCACACTGGACTCCGGTGACTTCTCCACCAACGTCTGCACTTTGACGCTGGCCAACACCACGGCTGCACAGGACGCTCGGGCTTTGTGCTTGAACATTGCTGCTGGCGCGGTATCCGCTGCGGGCACGATCAACGTCCCGGCCATCCAGAAGCCCTATATCGTCATCAACGGCTCCAGCTTCACAGTCACCGTGAAGGTCTCAGGCCAGACCGGCGTGGCAGTTCCTGCTGGCAGACGCGTAACGGTGTACAACAACGGAACAGATACAGCTCCGCAGCTTACGTGGTTGCCTTCGGCCACAGTGAACAACACCAAAGAGATTGTCACCGTCTCCGCCACGGTTGCAACTGGCACGGTGAACTATGACGCAGCCACCCAGTCAGTGCTGTACTACACCTCCAATGCGTCGGCAAACTGGACGGTGAACATCCGGGCCTCAAGCTCGGCAACGCTGGACTCTACGTTGAACGTGGGGGAATCCCTAACGATTGCGTTCTTGGTGACGCAGGGCGCGACAGCGTACTACAACAGCGCTGTGCAAGTGGACGGTTCTGCTGTAACGCCAAAATGGCAAGGTGGATCGGCCCCATCTTCTGGCAACGTGTCCAGCGTGGATACGTACTCGTACACAGTCATCAAGACCGCATCGGCCACCTTCACGGTTCTGGCCTCCTTGACGCAGTTTAAGTAGGAGCCGACATGCCTTTAGTTTCCACGTTTGGCTCTGCGTCTTCTCGCGGCTTTGGCTTTTTGTCAGGCGGTCGCCTGCTGGATGTCGAGTACCTGCTTGTGGCAGGTGGTTCCGGTGGCAGGTTTGTTTTCGGTACGCCGGGTGCCGGTGGTGGGGGCGGCGCAGGTGGATACGTAGCAAGCACAGTTACCTTAGTTGGGTCCAACACTATTACTATTGGCGCTGGGGGACAGTACGGTTTTAACGGGGGTCAAGGTCAGTTAATTGGAAAAACTATAAACCTTAACGTAAATGGTGGGGGTAGTTTTAATACGGGCGGTTCGGGAGCTGGCGGTTCATTTAGCGACCCAACGGGCGTAGTGGGGACGGTAGGCCAAGGTAACAACGGCGGTAATGCGTACATTGCTGGCGGCTCAGACCACAACGGCGGTGGTGGTGGTGGCGGTAAAAGTGCCGTAGGTGCAGTGGGTAATGTCTCGGGGTTAAACGTCAACGGCGGAAATGGCGCTAACGGCCTTGCTTGGCTCAACGGCACTACGTACGGTGGCGGTGGCGGTGGTGGCGCAAATGCAGCAACCGGAAGCTCTTATACGCCTCAAATCGGTGTAGGCGGTACAGGCGGCGGCGGTAACGGCGGTAGGTCAAAAGGCGTGGGGCTTGCAGATACCCAGACAAACGGTACGATAAACACAGGCGGCGGGGGTGGCGGTAACTCGGAATTTACAGGCACCTTTACTGGCCAAGGCGGTTCGGGTATTGCCATTATTCGATACCTGAGCGCAGTGCAAAAAGCATCTGGAGGGACCGTCACTACGGCTGGCGGGTACTACTACCACACGTTCACTTCTTCAGGCACGTTCACTGTTTCTTGAGGCAACATGGCACATTTTGCGCAAATCGACCAAGACGGACTTGTCACGCAAGTGGCGGTGATTGACCAAGCGACTTTGGATACGGGGCTTTGGGGTCCTGTTCAGTCGTGGGTTCAGACCAGCTACAACACACATGGCGGGGTCTATTACACCCCCAACACAGGCACACCCGACCCAGACCAGTCAAAAGCGCTTCGCAAAAACTACGCTGGTATTGGTTTTACGTACGATGCTGCCCGTGATGCGTTTATCCCACCCAAACCCAAAGGTGATGGCTGGGTGCTCGACGAGTTTTCCTGTCTGTGGGTGCAGCCCACATGAGCGCCCTAATAACCGGACCGTACCTGCGGGAAAAGGCGGTGCTGGCAGACCATCGTATCCGGTTAACGTCTGCCCCAAACAACTGAAAGGCTCCCATGAAACTGATCGCCCTCATTCTCACCGCGCTGTCCCTGACGGGCTGCGCAACCAACGAATACGCAGCCTACGCTGATATTCACAAAGCGCAATCTCAAGCGCAAGTTGCCCGTTACAAAGCGCTCTCTGACATCGCGGCGCAAGGCGATACTGCGGCCAAGGTTGCTGCTGTCATGTCCTTGCAAATGGGTGCGGTTCAAAGCCAAACCCAAGTTGCAGCGCCCAAGTCTTTTGGTGACCACCTGCTTCAGTGGACTGCCGTGTTGCTGCCAACCGCAACGCAGATTTACAGCGTGGGCAAACAAGCTCAGGTCGGCATTGCGCAGAGCAACAACGCCCGTGATCTGGGTGTCAGCACAAACGCTGCCTTTGTTGGGATAGCTGGCAAGATTCAAGCACCCGCAGCCAACGTGACCACCACGAACACCACGACCACAACAACCAACACCGACAGCACGCACGCTCCGACTGTTGTTACTCAGCCTGCGCCAATTGTTGTGACTCAGCCTGCTCCGATCACGATCACGCAGCCAGCCCCAGTGATTGTGCCAACGACCACCCTGACCTGCACAACCGGACCTTGCTGATGAAAGACTGGGCTGTTGCATTTATTGCTGCGGTCCTTCTTGTTGGGCTCATCGTCTGGTGCGCCCGTATTTTTATTGGAGTGATATATGGTTGACCTTACCAAAGCCATTGGAGCTGTTGCCGCCAGTGTTGCTGCGTTAGGTGGCAGCTACACCCTTGCCGACAAGTTTGGTTTGCTTGACAGGGCCATCATTGAGTGGACTCCTGAGCATTTCAAAATTGTGGCCGAGGCTGGCAAGCCCATCAACGTCACGGTTGCGCGGATTAAAAAACGTGACGACTGCTCTGTTGAGAGTTTTACGCCAAGCATTCGTGATGCAGCAGGTATGGTGCATGAGGCAACCACCACCGCAAGCAAGTTCAGTGGTCCGGCGGGGCCTGAAATTGACACGTTTACATACGAACTCACAATGGTGGGGAAAGAGAAAGTTGCCAGTGGTAAAGCAACTCTGCTGGCGACCATCAAGTACAAGTGTCCTGAAGGGGAGCGCGTTGTGCAGTATCCCCGCCACACCAACCTGAGTTTTGACTTAAAGGGGTAATTGATATGGATTGGCTCAAACAAATCGCACCTACCATTGCCACAGCGATGGGTGGTCCACTGGCGGGTATGGCTGTATCGGCCATCTCTAAAGCCATCGGCGTTGACCCTGACAAAGTGGGAGACATGATCAGCAACAACAAGCTGTCTGCCGAGCAGATCGCACAGGTCAAGATTGCCGAGATTGAGCTTCAGAAGCAGGCGCAAGAGTTGGGCTTAAACTTTGAGAAGCTGGAAGTTGAAGACCGCAAGTCAGCACGGGAGATGCAGGCCACCACCCGCAGCCTGATGCCGCCCCTGCTTGCTGGCGCTGTGACCATTGGGTTCTTTGGCATCATGGTGATGATGTTTTTCAACCAGATCGACAGCGGTAACCCCGCAATCTTGATGATGCTGGGCAGCTTGGGGACGGCGTGGACGGGCATCATTGCCTACTACTTCGGCTCCTCTGCTGGATCGCAGGCCAAGACCGACCTTCTTTCAAAAGCTGGAGCCGCTAAATGACCGAAGACCAACTCAAAGAGATGCACATCGACCCGTCTTGGCTGGAGCCATTGACGGCAGCGTTTCAGCGTTTCGACATCAGCACTCCCGAGCGCCAAGCAGCGTTCATCGGCCAGTGCGCCCACGAGTCTGGCAACTTCAAAACTTTGCAAGAGAACTTGAACTACAGCGCCAAAGGGCTGCACGCTACTTGGCCAAGCCGCTTTGCATCAGAAGAAGCTGCGCAGCCATTCCATCGCAACCCCGAGAAGATTGCCAACAAGGTCTACTCTGGCCGGATGGGCAACACCGACGAGGGCGATGGCTGGAAGTACCGTGGCCGGGGCCTGATCCAGTTGACCGGCAAGGACAACTACCGCCTTGCCTCTGACGCCTTGGGGGTGGACTTTGTGGCCGAACCTGAGCTGGTGCTGTCCAAGGAATACGCTGCCCTGACCGCTGCTTGGTACTGGAACAAGCGCGGCCTGAACAAGGAGGCCGATGCCAAGGACTTCACAGGGATGACAAAGAAGATCAACGGTGGGACAATCGGGCTTGCAGACAGGGTTGCGCATATCAACAGCGCCCTCAACGTCTTAACAGCTTGAGGTAATTCATGCCACTTTCCAAGATACTGTTCAAACCGGGAGTCAACCGGGAAAACACCCGTTACACCACCGAAGGCGGCTGGTACGAGTGCGACAAAATCCGCTTCCGTCAAGGTAATCCCGAGAAGATCGGCGGTTGGACCCGGTTCAGCCCGGACACGTATCTTGGCGTGTGCCGCTCCTTGTGGAACTGGGTTACGCTGGGCGGGAATAATCTGATAGGCGTTGGCACGAACATCAAGTTCTACATTAACCAAGGCGGGCAGTATTACGATGTCACCCCCCTGCGCAGCAGCCCTACCATCAACAACAACCCGTTTGTGGCCACACTTGGCTCCAGCGTCATCACCGTAACAGACACTGCGCACGGGGGCATTACCGGCGACTACGTGACTTTCAGCGGGGCCACAGGTCTTGGCGGAAACATCACAGCGGCTGTTCTTAACGCTGAGTACGTCATGACGGTGGTGGACGCCAACACGTACACAGTGAACACCGGAGTCTCTGCAATTGCTGCGGACGTTTCAGGTTCGCCGGGCGGCGGCGCTTCAGTTGTTGCGAATTATCAAGTTTCTGTTGGTCCCGAGTTTGAAGGCCCGCTTGTTGGCTGGGGCGCTGGAGGTTGGGGGCTTGGCCCGTGGGGTACAGGTGTGCCATCGGTGTCTCCACTGCGTCTTTGGAACCAGTACAACTACGGAGAAAGTCTTCTGTACGGCCCTCGGGGCGGGGGTATTTATTACTGGGACGCAGGGACAGGCGTGGGTACAAGAGGCGTTAACCTGACCGTTACTGGTGACACCGATACACCGCTTTTTCAAAACGTTTTGATCGTGTCGGACGCTTCCCGGTTTACCTTGTGCATGGGCACCAACGACTACGGCAGCGCGACACTGGACCCTATGCTGATTCGCTGGTCTGACCAAGAAAACTTCAACGTGTGGACCCCACAGATCACCAACCAAGCAGGTAGCCTGCGAGTGTCGCACGGCTCTGAAATTATCACGGCCATCCAGACCCGACAAGAAATTGTGGTATTCACGGATCAGGCGCTGTACTCCTTGCAGTACCTCGGACCGCCTTACGTCTGGGGTTCTCAGTTGCTCGGGGATAACGTCTCGATTGCTGGGCCAAATGCGGTTGCGCTGGCGTCAGGCGTGGTCTACTGGATGGGTGTGGACAAGTTCTACGTGTACGAAGGCCGAGTTCAGACGCTCAACTGCGACCTGCGCCGTTACGTGTTCAACGACTTCAACCAAGATCAAGCTGCGCAGGTTTTTGCAGGGACAAATGAAGGCTTCAACGAGGTCTGGTGGTTTTACTGCTCCGCAAACTCAACGCAAGTTGACCGGTACATTGTGTACAACTACCTTGAAAAGATTTGGTATTACGGCAATATGAGCCGCACTGCTTGGCTGGACTCAGGGCTGCTGTCGTTCCCCTTGGCGGCGACCTATGTGAATAATCTGGTCAACCATGAAGATGGAGTAGATGACAACATTGCGGCAGCACCTGCTCCGATTGCAGCTAACATTTCGTCTTCTGAGTTTGATATTGGCGACGGCCACAACTTTGGTTTTGTGTGGCGCATTTTGCCGGATATTACCTTTGACGGTTCATCAGAAAGCCCTGTTCCGCAAGTCACTATGACGTTGCAGGGGTTATCAAACTCGGGTTCGGGTGTGCAGACATCGGCTGGGCAAGCGGTCATTAAGGGCAGCACGTACGTGGTCACGGAAGAATTTACTGGCCAGATTTACACTCGCGTGCGCGGGCGGCAGATGATCTTCAAAATTGACTCTAACCAACTTGGAACGACATGGCAGCTCGGGGCACCCCGAATAGATGTTCGTCCTGATGGACGTAGGTGACACATGGGACAGAAAAACGTCAGAGCGCCTCTCCTACCGATTGCCCCGGTACAATACGACGCGCAGTTCATAAATCAGCTACTGGGTATTTTGCGACTGTATTTTAACCAATTGGACAACGCGGGGCCAATGGCCGCTTCCACCCAGCGTGTGGACGGAGAAATTGTGGCGGCTCTGAGTTTTATCCAACCAAACCCCGCAGTGCCGAACACGTTCACAATTAGCTTGCCAACGCAGGCTGATTTGAGTAATCTCCGAGTGGGCGATGTCTACTACGATACCGCCGCTGGCAACGTACTGAAAGTAAAAGTATGAACATAGACGAAATTAGTGCGGACCCTAAGTACAAAAAAATTGATCTTGACTATGTTGAGCTAGTCGAAGTAGACGGCATTTGGGTTCGTTCTTATACAATTCCAAAAGCTAAGTCTGTTCTATCTCAACATGTCCATACCCACCCACATATTACGTTGGTATCGCACGGCGCAGTAGAAGCTTGGCAAGATGGCGAGTCTATGGGGCGCTTTGATGCCCCTGCGGTTATTACAATTCCTGCGGGCAAGAAGCACGCATTCATGGCGCTGACTGACAATGTGGTGCTGTGCTGTTTACATAATCTTCGCGGCACGGGACTAGAGTCGCCAGAAATCAAGGAGTTCTGACATGCCAATGGCTCTTATATTTGCTGAAGCCGCCGCCGCTGAAATTGCAGCCGCTGCCGCCGCCGAAGCCGCAGCAGTCACCGCTGCCGAAATTGCCGCTGCCGAAGCCGCTTCCGTCGCCGCCGCCGAAGCCGCTAGTACTGCTGCCGCGCAAACCGCCGCCCAAGCAGCCGCCCAACAGGCCGGTACACAAGCTGGCATTATGGGAATCGAAGGGGCTACCGCAAACGCTGCGCCTCTTACAGCAGAGGCAACTCAAGCCGCTGCTATGAATTCTGGTTTCCCTACGGTTCAGGCTACCTCGGCAGCGCCAAGCGCGGGTATTCAGGGTATTCAGGGCCTTCAAGGGACTTCAGCTGAATCTCTTAACCTTGCAGCGCAACAACAAGCGGCTGCACTAGCTCCACCTCCTGCGCCTTCTGCGCCTCTTGCGCCTATTGCGCCTCCTGCGCCGCCACCCTCCGCTCCATCGCCTATGGGCATAGACGGTCAAATTCCAGCCAATCAATTTATCGAGCCCGGTTCAGGCGGCATAAACAGTATGGCGAATGAAATGGCCAACGCTAATCTAACCGCTAATGTCCCGCCCCCTTCCGCACTTGAAGTCGGCATGGACAAGGCTATGAAGTTCGCGGAGAAGAACCCGCTTATGGCAATGTCGGGCGCGTACATGGGCGCTAGCGCTCTAGGGCTTTTGAACCCCTCCGCCGCTACGTTCAACGATAGTAAATACAGCGGCCCACTATCTAAATATAGGTTGTCACCTGATTTTCAGCCGGGCCGTGCTAACCCCGCAGATTTTCAATACACGCCCCGCTACGCGGAAGGCGGCGTTATGGGCATGGGCGCTATGCCGCAGCAGTCCAACGACGTTCAAGTAGGCTACAACGAAGCTCAGGCTTTAACGCCCAACAACGGCCAGATGTATGCTAGCGGCGGGCAGATTAATCTGCAAGGCACTTTCGACGTAGGTGATGGCGGAGGGAGTAGTGGCGGGCAATTCGGTCAGGCAGGTGCCAACGGGTATCAGGCCGTAGGTAGTGGCTTTGGCGGCGGCAACATGGGCGGTATAGGCGGGGGCGGCAGTCTTGGCAGCATGGGCGGTTACGACCCTCAGTCTGTTGCGGCAAACCCTCAAGGTTTTTTGCAGCATTTGCAACAGGTGCGGCAGCATCAAGAAATGCAGCAGATGCAAAATCCGTATGCTCGAATGGGCCAATTACAAGGCATGGGTTTGCCGAGTAGGCCAAACATGGCTACGGAGGAGATGGGGATAATGAACATGAGGGGCCTGGGGTTTGACAAAGGCGGGCAAGTAGCTAGCTATGCTAAAGGCGGTAGTCTGACCGACTCTATCGAACAGTATCAAAAAATGTTGGCGGGCGATCCTATGAAAGCTCCCGCAGTGTCTCGTGATGTGGGCATCTACCGCGACGAAGACCCAGATACTCGTTATCAAGATGCGCTGACCGCTGCGCAAATTCGTCAGTCCAAGATCAATCAACGCGCCTACGTCACCCCTCCCGCAGCTAAACGCCCAACGCCTATGGGTCAGTTGCAAATGGCTTCAGTTAAGCCTAGAAAACGAAACGATGATGACGTTGAAGCGGCGCAAGGCGGTATCATGCACTCTAGTTTGGGCGGTTACGCTGCTGGCGGAAACCCACGACTGCTGAAAGGCCCCGGCGACGGCATGTCGGACAACATCCCTGCAACTATTAATGGACGCCAACCTGCTCGGCTTGCTGACGGTGAGTTTGTTATCCCTGCTGATGTGGTGTCACATCTGGGTAACGGCTCCACGGAAGCTGGCGCTAAACAACTTCATGCAATGATGAACAAGATACGCAAAGCGCGTACTGGTAACTCAAAGCAAGGCAGGCAGATCAACCCCAGAAAATACCTGCCTAAATAAACATGCCTTTCTACCAAATTAGCCCCAATCAGATGCCAGAAGTATGGCCCGTCGCCGCTCCTCTTTTGCAAAAAGCAATTGACCTTGACCCAAATGAGATAACTATTGAACAGGTTGAGTACGCAGTGCGTACAGGGCGCACTTACTTGGTGGTGTGGGAAGAGCCGGGCGAGGGTATAACAGGCGCAGCGGCGGTGGACTTTATTGACTACCCACGCGAGAGAATTGGTCACGGCAATTTGATGGGCGGCAAAGGAATTATGCGCCCACACGTTATTGAAGAGATGTACAAATGGATGAAGCTGCACGGGGCTACTAAAGCGCAAGTGTGGGCTAGAGGTTCCTTGGTTAACATGTACGAGAAGTTTGGGCTGGAAGTTACCCATCAAGTAATGAGGATTAAATTATGATCATCGTAAGCAAATTTGATGGCTACACCAGAGACGGTATTCGTCGTCTTTACATGGGTGGCGGTGGCGGTGGCGGACAGACAACATCGACTGTTCAGAACACAAACATCCCTGAGTACGCAAGGCCGTATGTTGAGACCATGCTGGGGGCGACCCAAGAACAGCTGTTTCAGGGCAATAGAACTCCTGTTACTACGGACCCGAACACAGGCGAGACCACGGGCGGCGATTTTAATATTACCGGGTTTAAGCCGTATCAAGCCTATGGTGGTCAATACGACGCTCAAGGTAATCCTGTATTAGGTCCTGACGGTAAACCTATATATGACGCTGGTAAAGCCATCGCTGGGTTCCAGCCCATGCAAGAAACAGCTCAAAAAGGTATTGCTGGGCTTCAGATGCCGGGCGAGTTTGGGCAAGCTAGTGGCATCACACAAGCCGCTGCGCAGAACGCTCAGAATATGGGCTACCGGGGCGAATACGCGGGTAATCAATTTCAAGCGCCGGGGCAGTTTAATGCGCCGCAGCTTAACCAGTACCAGATGGGTCCGGCTGAGCGGGTAAACACAAAGTCATTTACGGACGCGGGGACTGCCGATGCGTACATGTCGCCGTACATGCAAAAGGTTGTAGGCATGCAGCAACGCGAGGCTACTCGCGCATCCGAAATTCAGCGTAACCAGAACCAAGCACAGGCGGTGGGCCAAGGCGCATTTGGCGGGTCTCGCCAAGCCATCATTGAGGCTGAGCGGCAGCGCAATCTGGGTACGCAGCTTGGCGACATTCAGGCAACTGGCTCACAGGCAGCGTTCCAGCAGGCCCAGCAGCAGTTCAACGCGGAGCAAGGTATTGGCTTGCAGGGGCAGATGGCCAACCAAGGCGCGGGCTTGACCGTGGGCCAGCAAAATCTTGCCGCGCAGCTCGGCATTCAACAGCTTGGGGAACAGTCTCGTCAGTTTGGTGCAGCTCAAGGTATGACCGCTGCGCAACAACGCGCGCAATACGGCTTGGCGGCTAACCAACTGAATGCTCAGCAACAACAGTTCGGCGCTACATACGGACAGAACGCAAACGCTCAAGCGCTTGCTGCGGCCAACCAACTTGCGGGCATCGGCCAACAGGGGCTTACTGCGCAGCAGGGCATCTACGGCTTGCAGAACCAAGTGGGCGCACAACAACAAGGTCTGGAACAGCAGAAAATCAATCAGGCCATGCAGGACTACGCCAACGCGCAGCAGTACCCCCTCATGCAGTTGGGCACTATGTCTAACATGCTGCGCGGGTTGCCAATGCAGGCGGCTACGACTAACCAATATCAGGCTGCGCCTAACCAGCTTTCACAGGCTATCGGCACGATTGGCGCGGGTACTTCTATCTTCAACGCCATGAAACCCGGCGGGGCTGCGGGCGGCTTGCCTAGCGAGTTTAAATACGCGAAGGGCGGCGGCATCATGTCTTACGACATGGGTGGTGAAGTTGAGGAACAGCTTGAAAGCATGGACGAAAAAGGTTTGGCGGCTCAAGCCAAAGAATCTTCTAGCCCGTCTATCCGCAAGATGGCGCAACGCCTGCTCCGTGAGCGTCAGATGAGCAAGCAGCCACAAGGCACAGGCCCTATGGGCGTGCAGTATCAAGCTCCGATGCCTGCTATGCGTGCTGGCGGCATCATCGCCTTTAAGACAGGCGGCGGCGCTAATGAAGAAGGCGGCGAGGAAGAAGCCAGAATCGGCATGGAAGAGCGGCTTGCTACGCCTCCTACTATGGGCGGTATCATGGGCGCGGCTCCAGTTGCGCCAGCTGCGCCTCCTCCCCCTACGGCTGGGCAGGCAGTGCAGCGGAACGCTGCTCTTCCCGAGTTTATGAGAGCTGATTACGAAGCGGCGGAAAAGCGCGCTGCTGCGCCGCTATCTGATTTTATGGCTGAGCGTAGAACAGCGATGCAAGAGGCTGGCGTAGCGGATATGGCTGAAGGCCAGCAAAAACAACGTGCTGAGTTGATGGCTGAAAAAGCTGGTATGAAGGAGGAGAAAGACCGCCAGAAATACATGCGCTTGGCCGAGTTTTTTGCAGCTTGGGGGTCAACCCCCGGCCCAACACTTGTCGCCGGTTTGAACGCCTTGCAAAAGACCGTACCCAACATTATTTCTGACGAGAAAGAACAGAAGAAGGCGCAACGCGAGATTAACAAATCCATCGCTGATTTGGATAACGCTACACGCCTTGAGAAGCGCGGCGAAGTCGATGCGGCTATGCAGCTCAAACTGAAGGCCGCTGAAGACATGAAGAAGCTGAACGAGAAGTTCATTGAATATCAATCACAACGCGCGCGGGATGAAGCGCAAGCCAAGACATCTAAATACAGCGTTGATACACAGGCTGGGACATCTAGGTATGTTGCTGACACGCAGTTCCGTAGTGAGCAGCTGCGGGCTAACACTTCGCGCCTTGATCGGTTGGCCTCCCGTGCAACTGCGGACGACAACAAAGCTTTTGGGCAGTACCAGACTGCGGTAAACCAAGAACAGCGCGTGATTGCTAAGATTATCGATCAGGCGAAGCTGCTTGAGAAAGATTACGAAACAATCAAAACAGCTGAAACGCAAGCTGCCGCTAAAGATGGCGCGATGGACCCAAGGCTTGTCCCCGGCTATGAAGCGGCTAAAAAGAAAATTGCTGATCAAGAAGCCGTCTGGAACAAGCAAAAAGAGGCTGCCGCGAGAGATACTGAGTTGGCATATAGTCGAGTCCGTATCAAGCCAGAAGCTGCCCCTGCGGCGGCTGGGTCACCGACTCCGGCTCCGGCTGGTGGTTTAGAGACAGGGGATTTCCCCGCTCCTACAGCAGCGCATATCGCCGCGTTGAAGGCTAATCCCTCGCAGCGAGAAGCGTTTGATAAAAAATTTGGGCCCGGCGCGGCGAATGAATATTCAGGAAAATAAAAATGGCTAATTTTTTCGACCAGTTTGATACTGTTAGTGAAAAAGAAAAAGAGCCATCTGGAAACTTCTTTGATCAGTTTGACGTAAAGCCCAAAGAAGCGCCTAAAGCTGCGGCTCCTGCTCCTACAGAAGACAAGGAGATGATCCCGCTCCTGCGGCAAGCTGCTGACGTACCGCTCAAGGTCGGTTCCGGCGTAGTAACTGGTGTCCGCATGATCGCTGACGCCTTTGGTGCGGACAGTGGCGTGGGCCAGAACTTGCGGGGCGTAGAAGACTACATCGCCGGTCTGTATAGCGCGCAGTCCAAGAAGGACAGCAAAGAGATCAGCCGCATCATGAAGGAAGCGGAAGATAAGGGCGTTCTCGAACAGGTCGTAGCTGGAGCCAAAGCGTTCTCCGTTGCGCCTGTGGATATGCTTGCCAGTGCGCTTGGTACTAGCGCCCCTGCTATTGCTGCTGGATTGATGACTACGCTTGCTAGTGCTCCTGCTTTAGTTGGTTTGGGTGTTACTAGCGCTGTAGGCGCATTGATGGGTGCGGGTACGGTCAAAGGCTCTATCTACGAAGCCACTAAACAAGCGCTTGCCGAGAACACCAAAATGTCTCCCAAGGAGATTGAAGCCCGCGCGGTTCTTGCGCAAGAGTACGGCGGCCAAAACTTGGATCAGATTTTGATGGGGGCTGCGATAGGTACGATTGGTGCTCGGACAGGTGTTGAACCGGCCCTTGCGCGGCAGCTTGCCAAAGGGATTGCGACTAAGGAAGCCACTAAAGAGGCCGTTAAACAGAACGCCATAAAAGAAACCGCCCTTGCCGCTGAGCGTGGTGTGGTCAAGCAAGGCGCTATTACAGCCGGTAAAGAGCTTGCCACTGAATTCCCCCAAGGCGCGCAAGAACAGTTGGCGCAGAACATCGCATTGCAGCGCGAAGGTCTTGATGTCCCTACGATGCGTGGCGTAGTTGGTCAAGGCACGTTGGAAGGTCTTGCTGGTCTTGGTATGGGGGCTGTGACAGGTGGGCGCGAAGCGGCTAAAGCTAGACGCGAGTTGGCTGAAGATGCTACTAAGGGTGGCAATATCTCTGGCCAATTCACCACTGCCAAAGAAGAACAACAACGCGCTGGCGTTGGCTTCAGCCAAGAGAATGCTGACCTACTGATGCCTGCTTCCGACGCGGCAGGTGCTCCTCTTGTTGCTGGCGTTACTAAACCAGACGTTACTGAAACCGCTGCGCCGCCCGCCGAGACTAAGGCTAAGAAACCTAAGACAACAGGCGTCGCGCTAGACACTGTTGAAGCCGCCGCTGACTATGTGCAGGCGCTGGATGCTGGCACTAAAAAGCCAAACACAATGCAGGTAAATGCATTGATGAAGAATTTAGGCATTACTCCTCCCGAAAAAGGAGAAGGTTATTTAGGCCGCTCAGTTGCGGCGGTTAAAGCGCATCTTGCACAACAAGGAGCACCCGATGCTACAGGAACTAACATCGACGCAGGTGGAACAGGCGCTGGAGTGGATACACTCGCCGCTCCAGCTCAGCCCGCCGCAGGGGCTGGAGGACCTCAACCCGGTGGAATGGTATCTACTGGAGCAGTTGCTCAACCAAATCTGGGTGGAGCAGGCGCACAGCCCGCTGCACTGAACGCTGGCACGCAACGCCTTATCACTGACGAGCTGCAAGATGGCGTTACCCCTGCGGAGCTGGTCACTAAATACGGTAGTACGCCAGAGCTTGCTACCAGCGTCGACACCTTTATTAAATCTCTACCACCTCAAGGAACTCCAAGTGGCCCTGCGACCTCTGAAACCCAGCAAACAGAAACGAAAAAACAAGAAGCACCAGCTGCCGGACCAGCTGCCGGAACAGCAGTAACGCCTAAGAAGATTGAGGACCTGTCTCCTGAAGTGCAGGCAGAAGTCGCGCGTCGTCAAGCTCTTATTGCAGAGATTGAAATGGACAATAGGGACGCCTCCAAGGAAAAACGTTTTCTCAATAGTTTTCTGGCTAAGCAGGGCGTCACAGGTACATTGTCTGCGCGCCGCGAGACTAAAAGCGTTGAAAAAGATTTCTTGGAAGAAGGCGACCTGCCGTATGCGGTGGAAGGCGAAGAAGCAACCGGCGTAGCGCTAGATCGAGAGCGCGTGCAAGCGTACAAAGAGTCTTTGACTGACGAAAAGGGCAAGGCTAGAACTATTCCTGATTACGATATCAGCGAAGGCGATCAGCAGTTGTACAACGAGATGCGGGAAGAAATTAACCCACAGGTTAAAGCCGCGAATGAGAAACGTAACGAGCTTGTTGCTGCATATGAGGCTGCTATTGACGCATATGATCAAGCAAAAGCGGGCACGGAAGAAGATGCGGCGTTTAAAGCGGTAAATGCCGCAGAAGATGCGCTGGAAGAACACGGTCCTGTCCAGCGTGAGCTGCCTGAGTACTCAAAGAAATTTGCTGCCGACTATAAAGACGTTTACTTTGGCAACATCTCGGCTGGTCCGTTGGTCAACGGCAAGAGAACGTTTGGTAGTAGCAGGCGTGAACACCAAAAAGCCGCCGCAGCTTTACAAGCGTATCTACAGAAAACAGGCGGCAGTAACAAGGAGCAGCTTACTGCTGAGCAGCGTCGCGCCGTCAACCAATACGAAGAAGGCCGCAGCGATTACAGCAAGATGTTTGGCATAGAGCTTCCAAGCTGGCCCAAATTGACCAAAGAGCAAAAAAACATCTTCTTGGAAACATTGGGGCTGACAAAAAAGTCTAAAACTGCGCCTACGCTGGCAGGCGCGCAGCAGACTATTGCTTTTAGAAAACTCGCTAATCAGCTTGCTCAAGACAACAGTCAGTTGACTGAGGGCGAGAAGCGCGAGAAGCAGAACATCATTGACCGCCAAGAGCAGGTGCGCAAAGAATCGGAAGCGCAACAGGAACGAGACCGTAAAGCTCGTGAAGATATTGACCGCACCAAAGGGTCTGGTAGTACCTTGCCTAGTAACGTCATCCAGATGGTCATGAACAATGACTTGCAGGGCGTTTTGAAGTACATGAGCGAAGTTAAGTTGGGCATTAATGCATCGCCTACTAAACGGATCATGAAGGCAGTGGCGGAATCTCTCTACGCCATGAAGCTCAACACCAAGATTGTAATTGTTGAGTCTAAAGATATTGACGGCGACCTGGCGCAGTACGATCCGGCCAAAGACATTATTTATGTGTCCCGAGAAGGTTTGAGCGTCAACACAATCCTGCACGAGATCGTCCACGCTGGCACGGTCAAAGTCATCAACGAGTATTTGTACGGTAACAGAGGCTCCTTGTCTCAGTTGCAGTTGAACAGTATCCGCCAGTTAGAGCGGATCATGGAAGAGACTCGGGGTTCACTTGAAGCGGACCATCCTGATGCGTATAAAGACTTGTTTGAGTTTGTGTCCTATGCATTGACCAGCGATCAGTTCCAAAAAGATTTACAGGACGAAGCTGATGTAAGTCGTTTGCAGCGCTCTGTGGATAAAGTACCTCCCAAAGTGCCGTATGCATGGACTTATAGCCCAGAAGAAATTCGCAAAAATTTGCCTGAGTCTAGATCAAAATGGTCTAAATTTAAAATGGCAATTGCGGGCATCCTTAAAGTACGTAATACCTATTTGACAAGAAGCGGAAAATTAGACAAAGCTGCGGACATTAACTACGTGATGGAGATTGCAGCGGCGTTTGAAGACATCCTCGTCAAGCCAACTGAGCCGATCTACCTCCCATTACTACCGGCAGTAACGCCTAAAGGCAAGAAGGGTGCGGCTCCTGCCGCAGCGCCTAAACAGGCGGAAGAGTTCCGCGAGTCTGGGCTGTATGACAAAGATGATTCATACAAGTTGAGTGAGCGTGAGAATCCGACTAAGCAAACCTCCGCGTTCTACAAGATGTTCACTACCCGTGAAGGTTGGAGAAACATCACTCGTGTAGTGCAGGACAAGAGCTATGCGTCACGTAGCCTGTTCACCAAGCTTGATAGAGCAGGCAAGATCAACCGTGACATGTCCGGCACGTTCAACAACTGGGAAGAACAAGGCGATCTGTCTACAGGCGAAGCACGTCAGTTCTTGACCGACTACTTGCAAGAGCCGTTGGATAACGTGCGTCAATCTTTCCAAGAGTGGATTAAGTTGACTGACAAGAAAACCGACGAGGCGCTGACCGAGTTCCATAAAATTGTGGAGATGTTCCACGAGCCAGAGCGCCGCATGGCTAAGTGGGTTACTTCCGTGCCTCTCAGCAAGACACAAAACCTGATGCAAAACGGCAAGCCTATTAGCGCGGCTGAACGACGCATCGCCATTCTTGGTGACCAACGCAACGGCACTCCCGGTTTGATTCACAAAGTCGAATTGACCCAACAGCAGAGGCAGGCGCTGTGGCAAGAACTATCAACCCTTGCTAAAGCGCCAAAAGATGGCGGTCACGCTGACCCAATGGGCGATAGCCCACGCATCACTGAAGAAATGCGCAAGCGTTTTGCAAAGCCGGGGTCGAAGCACAAAGGTATCGACATCAACATGGACGCGCCGATTTACAACGTGCTTGGTATTGAGCAGGCCACGGTAAATAAACGCATGGCGGAATATAAGGCTAAGAGTCCAGAAGAGCGCGCGGCCATTGAGAAGATTCTTGCCGAATCTAAAACGCTGAGCGACGCCACAGCGGAGCTTAACCAGATCGGTAACTACTGGTCGTCGCCTGTGTCCAATCTGGTAGGCATGTACAACTACCAATACTACATGCCGTTCAAAGGTCTGTCTAAGCACAGCAAGAGCGACGAGCTAGTCGACCCTGACAGTCACGGTAAAGAACTGCAAGAACAAGAGCATGCAGCGGATGGCCGGTTCAAGACCTCTGACAATCCTATCTTGCAGTTGATTAACGACGCATACAGATCAGCGGGCCGCGCGGGCCGCCGTAACTACACGCAGGCGATCAAGAATGCTCTTAAGCCAAACAAATACAACCCTACGGGCACGGACGTGCTCCCCGGCGAAGTCATCAACACAATTAAATTTGAAGAGCGCAACACCACCGACATGTCGAAGTACAAAGGTGGCGCAAACATCTTCCATTACAACGCCGATGGTTCTGTAGACATCATTCGTATCAGAGACCCAAAGATTCTGAACGCGCTGCGCTACACTTTCCGTGACGCATCCCCGTTGCTAGACCTTGCAAACTCCATAACTGGTTT